CTGGGGAACCGTGAAACCGCCCTCGCTGGGGATGGTGGCCGAAAGAGCCTTGTTGACGGCCTTCTGCTCGGTCAGCAGCTTCGAGATCAGACCATCGTCGGGATACATGGCCTTGAGAGTGTCATCGAACGTAGTCCGATGCTTTTCGGCCATGGCCGCGACCTTAATCCAGCGGGCCGCGCTAATCGCCTTGGGCACCTCGACGCGTCCACCGACGGTGATGCCGTCGGCAGCCTTGTTGGCGTTCATGATGAACTGGCCAATGGTCTTGTCGACGACATTGCCCTGCTCTTTCTGGTATTCCTGCACAGCCTGAATAGCCGCTTTCTGAGCGGTCTGGGCGAGCAGTTCATCCAGCTTTTCCTTTTCCGTTTTTTCCACGTTAAGACCTCCTAAGTCTTTTCTGCTCGCGCAGAGTTACGCGCTTTGATACTCTTTGAAATCGATCTTGCTCAGATCGATGCCGAAAGCTTTTCCGCCGGCATCCTCGCCGTCTTCACCGGGGGGTGGCACAAGGCCGTCCAGGTCAATACCGGGGACGGATTCCGACTGGCTCTGACCTTCGGGCTCCTCGCCCGACCCATCCATGAGTCCTTTGAGAACACCGTGACCGGCCATCAAATGCTCCATGACCTTGCCAAGCTTTTCGAGACTGTCGGCCGAAAGCCGTGCGCCAGCCTTGGCGGTAAGCTGTTTCTTCAATGCCTCGATCTGCTTGGCCAGCGGTTCAACCGCTTTGGCCACGGCAGCATCGACGTCTTTCTGGTTCACGATGTCCTCCTCGAACATGGCCTTGAGTTCCGTGGCCGTGTAGCCCTTCAGTTCGGGCGGTTCCTCGTCGAATTCTTTGTAGTGCTTGGAAAGGTGAGCATGAACGGCTTCCTTGTCGGCCTCGGGAATATCCACGCCGCCGCGGGCACCGAGTAGCGCACCCATGGCCGCCTTCACGCCGGCCCAGACAGTTTTGTAGCCTTCGCCCGGACCTTCATGGTGTGGAAGCTTGAAATCTGATTTCGTCAGGTCGGCGGTATCTTTGCTGGAATCCTTCCATGCGCTGATTTTGGCCAGATCTTCGATGTCGCACTCTTTGACGACAGCGGGCCCATCCCAAGCGGCGTCCTTCTCGGCGAGCGGAAACTTCTTGTAGGGAATGGCACCCTTAGTTGAGAGAAGCCCCTTAAGAATTTCGAACTCGCCGTCTTTCCAGCCCTTGAACGAACGGGCCTGAACAAGGGCGTTGGGATTGGCAGGAATGGGTACGGCGGAAAGCTCGATCATTTCCTGGGAAGTGAAAATCCGCCCGCGCTGCCACTGGGGCAGATCTTTGTCGGAGTCGTTTTCTTCCGACTCGAGCGCGATGAACCCGACAGAGACGGCATTGAGGTAGCCGTTCAGAAAGGCGTTGTACACGGTGTCGGCCAGCAGGGCTTCGTCGGACGGATGAGCGGGGTCCGTGCACAGTTCGTCGATCGAAGCGAACTTGATGTCAAAGGTTGTGCCGGTGGATCCGGCCGCTTTCTGAATTGCGATGCACTTGGCCAGCGGAACGGTCCAGGAATTGTGACACCAAAGGAAGACGGGATTTTTCAGGTAATTGTCGAATTTCCAGCCGTCGGCCTTGATGATGTCGCCATCGCGGTCCTCGCTCTCGTCGGTTCCGAGGAAACGAAGAACGCGGTCGGCAGGGTCGCCAACTTGCTTGATCTGGAAACGTCCGACCTTTTCCCGCTTTTGACTCATGGGCCAACTATAAAGCCCGCAAACCCGCTATGTCTTTACAAAACGGACTTGTGTTTTCGGATGGATCGGATTAGACTCAATCGTAATTATTTTCGCATTGATACGAAATGGAGAGTGTTATGTCAGAACAGGAACCCGAAAAGAAACGCCGCGGCAGACCGCCGAAGGTGAAGACCGTCTCGCCGGTAGCGCCGATTCAGAACTCGACGGTGAACGAGTCTGCCCCGGCAGCTGAGATTTCCGTGGTGGGCCCTACGCAGCTCGAGGTCGGCAAGGTGTACAAGTTCATGGGTGAAGATATCGCCGTGGATGCCGATGGCAAAGCGATCCTGATGTCCATCATTCCGTTCGAGGTCATGAAGATCATGGCCGACAAGATCGCCGTGAAGTTCGCATTCGGGAGCATCGAGGTGATGGTGCTTGATCCAGTCGGCACTGGATATCAAGTCAGAATGGGCGACAAGTCCTACGGGCCAGCCGACTTCGCCGAACATCCCGCCGGGCTATTCCAGTGAACATCAACGTCGAGGTTGACCCGGAAATCTGGAAGAAGTTCAAGATCCTGGCCATCGAACTTGATACGACTGTGGCCGACTTGCTGGCGACGTTGGTCGAGAAGAGGGTGAAGGAGGCGGGGAAGTGAGCATTACGAAGGACTTCGAGAAAGGCCGCGTTTATCGAGGCATTGGCTACCATCCTGAAGATGTCGACAAACTCCTCGCTCATGCTCGCGCTCTTGAAACCAGAAACGAGGCCCTTAAGGCGATGGTGGTGAAGTTGTCGAGAAATCGATTGTGGAAAGATGACAACACGCCTTTGAGTACGATGAATAGTGAATGTCGTTTCTGTGGACACAGAGAAGGCCATGATCCCGACTGCGCCCTCGGCAAACTACTGGAGGGTGTCGAATGACCGCCATCAAATGGCAGAAGCCATCGCCCCCGATTCCAATCTCGAACCAGGTGGCCATTGAAAAGTTCGAACGATGCAAAAGACTCGTCGGCCCGCTGAGATATTTCTGGACGGAAATGCCATGGCATCGCACCCACGAGATGTCCTTCGAAGGATTCATGCATGAGATGGGGTATTGCCTCATCGAGGAGAAACTGTGAACAAACCCAAACCAACCAACGTCCTATCCGCCGTAGCGGCACTGATCACCATTGCTCTCACCGGGCAAAAACTCGACGGCACTCTCGCGTGGCCCTGGTGGTCGTGGAACCCGTTCGCCGGCTCGGTGCTCATCTTGTTCTGCTGGGCGACGTGGGTCCTGTTGATCGCGGCTGCCGTTGGAACCGTGGTCATTGTCGTCGGCGGGATCTTGAGTATTCGAAAGGCGGCAGAGTCGAAGCGCCAGGCTGCCGCATTGGCCGAAATGGCGCAGCGAAGAGGGGGAAATGATGAGTGAGAAACCTATCAAAGCCACCAACGTGACATTGACCGTCATGGGCCAGACTTTCAAAGTCGAAGACTTCAATTTTGAAAAACCGTTCCCAGTTCCAAGGAAGCCCAAAGGTTTTTGGTATTGGATCATGTCGATCGGTAAACGTAGAACCTATTCTGGGCGTGTGACCATTACTTGCAAGATTCTTCGTGAGGAGGGAAAACCAGAATGAGTGAGAAACTGACGAAGGAAGAGTTGATTGAATATCTTGAAAACTGGGCTCACCTATTCAACTATCATGGTGCTACAGGAGAAAGCCTGGCACCACTATGGGAACGCATCGAAGCAGACCGCGAGGCCATCCGAGAGGAGGTGCTCCAAACTCATTTTACATTGAAAGAAACTATTGAGTTTAAAAATCATAGAAATGATTCTTGGATCAAGGGGCGATTAGTTATTCGGGAAAATGAGTCATCTATGACATTCTGGAGCGATCCCATATTCGTCCGACGTCCCGCTAAGAAACGGCCCATGAAGACGGCCGAACTTATCGAATCCATCAAGTCGTCGAGTGGCCGCGACCTTGACTGGAATCTTTTCCAGGAAAATCTACGATCTCTGTGCAATGCTATGGGCATCCCCACCGAAACGGACCAACCTTGACGCCCAGCCAAACCAGTTCTACCGTCAAAGCCATGAAAATCCTATCGTCACTCTTACCGTTCCTCGCGCTTCTCACCAGTTGCACCCCGCAAATCCAAATGGTTCCGACTGCGCCGATCGTGATCTTCCGAACGGTCGAAGTGCCATCGCCCATCCTGGATATCCCGCGACTTTCCTGGCCAATCGAGGATCACGTCATCACCAGCGGTTACGGTAAACGGTCGGACTTGAAGAAGACTCAGACCGGGGGCGGCGATTCGCTTCACGATGGCGTCGACATCATCCCGAAGGACCGGACCAAGATCCACGCGATGATTCACGCTGCGGCCGATGGCATCGTCTTTGCGGTCTTCGGACCGCGCCATCCACATTCGGTCTACGGTATCTGTGTCGTAATTCAGTCCAACACTGGACTCAAGTGGCAAGACGGATCGCCAGTCATGATTTACACGCGGTATGCTCACCTGTCGGAACTCTGGGTCAGCCGAGGCGACATCGTGAAACGCGGGGATCCAGTCGGCAAGATGGGCAAGACTGGCGATGCCGAAGGGTATCATCTGCACTTCGAAGCCGGCTTTGACCCGATGGATTTTCTTGAACAGGAGGGGAAATGATGATCCGTTCACTACTGGGGCGACTACATCCCGAATGGCAGAAATACCAGCCTACCAATGATGAGAAACACCTTGGCGTGATTATCATCATTGGTATCGTGGTTTTATCAGTGGCTATTGTGGTTTTCTGGTTCCTGCGCGACCGAGCGGAAAAGTGATGGGAATCTGCGGCGGCCCGCCAGTGCCTATTCCGAAACCACCGAAAAGACCAGGGAGCAAATCATGGGCAACCTAATCGCTTTTGGCTTTGCCTGTTTTGTCTTAGGACTTGTCGTCATGCGGGTTCTGTTCGATCTGAAGGTTGCTCAGTGATCCTTTTGCGCATAAGTTCAGACGGTTCGCCAAGGACCGTCCTATTACGAAAGTCCATCTGGTATCGCCATAGGATGCTACCGTTGCCGAAGATCTGGCAACGGTTCAGATGGTCGTTGCGATTCTTGTTCGGTTATAGCGGATAGTTCCCGAATAGCCGCATCCCGCCGCGCTGAAACCATTTCCTTCCGGTAGGCTTCAATTGCTTCGGCTGCTGACCCAGGCGCGGGCTTCACTTCCTCACCGCATAGTTCATGAACTTCGGCCCGGGCAACGGACGCAACATCCGTTCCCGACTTTCGATATCAGGCCTCGAGCACCAACCGCAGAAACAGCGATGGATGAACGAGGCGATACCGACGACTTCGATCTTATCGGTCCATGTCGCGGATCCGCACTTCGGGCACTTCATTCTTCGTTGTCCGTTCCGAACTCGGGCAAAATACTACATCGGCATTGTATAATGTTTTCCGCACTTCCGTTCGGATCACCAGGATATTGCAACTCTTCACCGTCGACCACGAACGCCTCGTCGACGCCGACAACCTGACCGTCGGCCTCGGCATGGGCATCTCGCGTCCTGTCGTCTTGCACAGCCAACCAAGACTTCTTTTCTACGCCGGCCGACTTGTACGCCGCGGTCGATCCGAAGTTCATCGACCCCGCCGACTCCGTGCGCGCAATGCGCTCTGTCCGGTAGTCACGTAGCCCATCGAACTGATCGGAGATGCGCGTCTCGAGTTCGACTGTGCTTTCACCGGCAGCGATACCATCGCCGAGCGAATTGGCCAGCAGTTCTTTCGTGGTGTCGTTGATGTCCTGCGCCTTCTCGAGACCGTGCTCGTCAATCCAGGCGCGGAAAGTCGGCTGTACAACAGAGAACGAAACAGAGGTGTCAAGCACGTTGTTTGCCAGACGCAAGCCGCCCTGCATGGAGTTCATCCACGACGAATAGAGCTCTTTCTGCACGGCCGCGTTTTCCTCATCACCGAAGACCGACAGCGTGGCAGTCGAGAGCGCGATCGAGGGACTGAGCCCCTTCTTCAAGGAATCGCTGAACGCGGCATTGAACTCTTCCTGCTGGCGGTCGGCGATCTTCTTCACGGCCTTTTTGTATGGCCCTTCGGTAGCGCCTGCCGCTTTGTCGAAGGCCTGCCAGGCTTTGCGCCTCTGGTCGACGGAGAACGACTTGGCGCGCTTCTCGGGCGACAGTCCGGGCGTTCCGTTGACCGGCACCTGTTCGTCGGGCTGTGGAGGACGCGGTTCATCTTCGGCCGGCTGGTTGTCATCCTGCGGAACCGTTGGCAAAGCCACGTCGTCATCGCCGGATTCTTGATCCTCGCCTGTTTCATCGGGCTTCGCGGATCCTGTAGCATTGATATTGCGCATGGTGACATTGAAGGATTCCTGGACTTCATCGTCGGCGGCGTTGCCGAACTTCGAAAGACCATTGCGCAACCGCCATTCGCCGCGGGTAATGGCTCCGCTGGTCCAACCTTCGGTCGAAACCTTGAGGTTAAATTCCTTGTCCTCGGGAATGGCAGGCTCAGTCTTGATGACGAACCGCGCATCGAACATGGGCATCAGCTGCCGGTTGACCATGGAATCGAAACGCATACACCGGTTCGCCACCGGACCGCTCATGTAGAGGTATTTCGCGCTCTCGATGGTGGCGCGGTTTGAGTTGTTCAGAATTCCCATCATCTCGGGCGGGATGTTCCAGTGCTCGAGCGGCGCATTGCGAAGGAACTCACGCGACGCCACAAAATCAAGTTCCCGCGGCGATGTCGAAAGGATCTGCATCTTCATATCGGCGCCGAGGAACGCAGTCTTGCTGGCGTTCGAAACGCCCTGATAAGCCTGATTCCAGTTCTGGCGCAGCTGGTTCAGCGCTTCTTGGTTGGCGCCAGGCGCAATGACAGCAGACTTCGGCGTGCCATCGTTGAAAAATAGGTTCTTGGCAAACTTGGCCGCATACTCGTCGGTCTCGAGCTCATCGCCTATCGCCTCGGCACGGCCGCGGCCGCGGGCATAGGGTTGCGCCACGTTGGGGCTTTTGAACCACACCACGTTTTCTGGTGCGACCAGCAAACTCTGGCTTGCCGTGTTGCCTTGCGGCATGACCAGGAAATACGGAATCGAAATGGTCGGCGCCGAGATGACCCAGTTTGACGGAATCGGATAGATCTCGCGGGGCCGGTTCGAAGCGTCCTTGACGACAATCCAATAGCAATCCCCCTGCAGTTCCCACCAGACGTGAGTCAGGTAGCGTAGCGTGAATCCGTCAATATCGGGCCGGGAAGGAATGGGGTTATCGAGCAGATCAAAGACCGGATGGTCGAGCAGTGGCTCGGCATCGTTCTTACCGGCGCGAAGGTCAGTCTTGGCGAAAACCTTGAATGGCGAATTGGCGCAGTCGGTCGAAATCATGTCCACCGGGTCAAGCCGCGGCGTGGTATGGAAAAGCTCTAGGTAGGCCAGAGCATCGCGGCGCGCCGAGTAGCTCCATTTCACCTGGAAAATGTGACGGATGGTATCGGCTACGGTGGCGCTCATCTTGGACACCTGTTCCCGAGCCCAAGCCAGGATTGACTTTTTGCTGTCGAAGATTCCCATTGCACCGCCCTTTGCGCCAATAGTAGTCCTGTCAGGCCTGTTTGTCTAGGAAAACACTAGGCAAAGAAAAACCCCGGCGTGAACCGGGGTTTCCAAATGATGGTGGGCCTAGGTGGCCAGTTATTCCCCGGCATGGGCCACTCCGCGGTACTGACTGGTCATCAGTTTCGACTTTCGTCTCTTCAGCCGTGAAGGAAGCCGGGCAAGATGTTCCCGTGTCAGCCCACCTGGGGAACCCACGGACCTAGACCATAGCACGTGCGTCTAACTTCCGTCAATCTACGAAAACGCCATAGGGAAGCCAATCTCTTCACGGCGATAGAAACACAGTAGCAATCCGTCGGCCCGGTCAGGTGATCGCCCTAGCCGTTTTTTGAAATCGTCCTTGCCCTCGATCTTGCGCTGGTCCTTCGAAGTGTATTTGTATTGGCGGCCGCCAAGTTCCTCGAGCAAGAGCGGATCATCGGGAAGCCCAACCTGGTCAATGATCTCGCCGAAGGTGAACCACATTTCGTCGGCCACCGAGGTATATTTTTCCTCGTCGTCCGGCTTGCCGCCGAAATTGACGGCCACGACTTTCGCGCCTAGGTCGCGCAGCTTGTCCGTAACGCCTCCACCTACCCCGCTATCGTCAACCTTGATTGGCACGGTTCGATCGCGCCCGACCAAGTCCCAAACCCGGCGCGCCGTTTCCTGCGTGTCCAGCTTTGCCCAGACTTCCGCTTTGGTGACTTTCATTCCCTCGCGAATATAGGCAGTCGTCTTGTCGTCGCCGAAGCGCGCGACGTCGACGCCTGCCTCTTTTGGCTTTCCGACTTCGGCAGGCCGGCCGAGCGCTGCACTGATGGCCACGCGAGGCAACACCGATTTGTCGCCCTGACTCCGCGGTTTCCCGCCGTAGACGTGTTCCCAAAGGTCGGGATCATCGCGGCGCATCTTGTCCGAAAGCTTCTGCGCGTCGGCATTCCACCAGGGATTGTCGGCGCCCTCGGGGAGCATGTCGAGCAAGAGCGCATCGGGGTCGTTCTGATAGGGTAGCCAGATTTTCGTGAAGATCGGGTCGGAGTCGGTTTCGGGGTTGTAGGCAAACCACAGCTGTGAGCCGGCTACCTTGCCAAGGAGCGGAATCACCATGTCCAGCGACTCGCCGATGATGGTGGCAGCTTCGTCCATGATGAACCGGTCGAAGCCCTGTAAGCCCTTGGTATTGCGCGCTGCGCGAAGATCCTTCAAGCCGCGGAAGATCCAGTGCGAACCGGTCGGCGACTCACAGTAGCCCTGAGACCGCGGGAACCGCCAGCCCGGTAGCTCGAGCCGGTCGACGCATTCTTCGACGGACTGATAGAGCGATTCCTCGAGACTCTCTTGGATCTCGCGCAGACATACCACACGATGCCTGCCGCGGTGCGACTGTTGCACATTGAGCGATACCATGCTCGTGGTCTTGGCGCCGGCAGAACGGCCGCCGCGGGCGCCGATGATCTTGCCCTTGAAGTTCCGGGCCTGTTCCATCTTCGGGCTGACGGCTTCCTTTTTTCGCCGCTCCTCCTCGACCATGATGGCGTAGAGAATCCGGTCATCGGGGCTGAGGGTTTCGAGGAAGGTTGAGGAGGTGGGAGGCGGAGTCATTCTCCAGCAGGCTTCCATCCAAGAAACCGGATCGTGTTGTCGAGAATGGCGACGGTCTGATCCGACAACTTGAACCGCTCGCGGTTGATTTCCAGCGATTTGCCGATATCACCGTCCGCATGGCGCTCGGTTGCCGCCTTCCAATCCAGAAGCATTTCCAGAAGGTCGAACAGGTTCATGCCGTCCACGCCGTTCGGATAGTGCTCAGGATGATGTGAATTGTTCGCGTAGTGGTGGTCAAGGGCTGTTTTCATTGAAACAAGGAAACCCTTGTATTCATCGGAGCCGTATGTCGAGCCTTTCAGCTTTGGCGTGAACTCGTCGAAGATCGCCTTTTCGGGATCCACCAACTTGGAATTGTCGTGCACCGATGCGCGATGGATCAGAGTCGCAGCTGCTTCGATGAGCAGTGTGTTGACGCGCTTGATATGCGCCAGCGTGTCGGCGGTCGAATCGTAGTTCTCGTTCATTTTGTTTCCTTTGCGTGTTAGATTAAACACGGCTACCCTTAATTGGTGTTTGTCGAATCTGACTGTCGGGTTTTAGATGCTCTTGAATGAATGCCTTGATTGCTACCTCGAATTGATCGGCAACAGACAGTTCTCGACCCGTCGCATCTTCTCGGGCTAGGTTGTCAATCTCAAACTTCCATGGATTACCGCCAGTCTCCGAAATGCGAATATTCAGGACCGTCACTTCTTCCCCACCTTCGCCAGCAGTTCGGCTTTGCGTTTCTCGAATTCCTCGGGAGTCAGATTCGTAAAGTTGAGCTCGCCAGTGTGTTCGACTTCCTGCTTGTCGCGCCAGCGATCGGGCCGACGGTTTTTGAGGGTGAAGATTATCGCCGTGTCGGAGGCGGCTACCTTTTCGGTGTACTCGACAATCTTGACTTCGCCGCCCACTACCATGGGTTTCTGTACGGTTTGCTCGTAGCCATTTGCACGCTTATAGAGGGAAGCCTCTACTGCATCGTCTGGTTCCGTCTTGCCGCGCTTTATCGCCTCTAAAAAGTCTGGATGCTGGTTTTTCCAATTGTAAAGTGTAGCGGTTGAGATTCCGAGCTTGACCGCGATCGCCTCGTCATTCAGACCAAGGCGAGCAAGCGCTTCGACGAAGCCGGGGTGAGTTTTTGGATTATATGGAGTTGGCCGGCCCATAACAGCTTTGGCTTTCTTCGCCTTCTGCCGTTTCGGACGAACCTTGGCTTGGCTGGCCGCAGTATCCGAGTCTGAGCGTTTGACGCTTCGCTTTCTATTATCGCTCATTTTCTAACGATTCTCCGTCTGGTCATCAATCTCCGAGAACGTTAGGATTGGCCGGTCAAAGTTCACCTTCACGTCCCTTACGTGTCCGTCACGTGCTTTGGCAATGATAATGCGGCTTTCGGTCACTCGTCCATCGGAGTCC